CGCTGTATGCATGATCGGTGTAGTAGTCAAGAAGAGAATTCAACTTGGCTTCTAAATCGGTCAGAGGCAAGGCCAACGACGAATTTATACCAACCATCCCGAACCATTGGTACCAGGAGACGAACGAAATTTGACTAACCCCGGGTTGAGCCAAAAAGACGAGAGTCCGAGCGACGACTCTGGATTGATTCCGGAGAGCCTTCGACAACGAACCTCGAACTTTGTAACCCTTCCCGAGGAAGGCAAGTACGTCCGCTGGTCTCCAATCACGCCGAAACTTATTAAGAAGAAGGAGTAGTGCGTCGAGAGAAGAACTGGCCGCCGCTGCCTCTCTAAGAGGAAGCGGGGTGCAGTCGACTCCCTTCGCAATGAATCTCTTTGCATACTCGAAAGTCCCATTATTGGATGTAAGGGACTTATGCATAGAGATTCCTACCCCCAACTCTTTCATAAGTTCGAGATATTGGTGGACGACGTGTCGATCCCATATCAACACGTCATCGCCCAATACGGCGTACTTTGTGAACCACTCGCGAGCACCAGCTCGTCGGGCCGACAGTTGTACCAAGAAATGGTGAGTAAGAGCTAACATTGCCCACGAAGAGTAGGCACCCATCGGCTGTCCGCAGGCATAGAAGACCTGCGAGGCAACCGAAGAGTACATCTTCGGAACCTTGTAAGCTCGCCCGACCAGGAGATCTTTCCAGGGACCTCCAAGACCGGGCTTGATATGGTCGACCAGGAGAGACTGCAGAGAGACGGGGAGTCTATCTGTAGCGGCAGAAAGATCAAGAGAGGCAACATAACCTCCTTGAACTTCGTCACAGGCTCGCCTTACTCCTTTCATCTGGTCAAAAGTGGAATCCTGAGGGATAAACCTCAAGGATCCAAATATGGCCCTATGCAGGGGATAAAGGAGAGTCTGGGTCCACCAGTCGACCATAGCAAATACTCGCTTCTTCCCCGGTTCTTCCTTGACGCCCAATCTTCCAAGGGGCCAAGGAAAGAATGCCACCCCCTGAACGAGGGATTTAAACGTCTCCATTCGAGGTAACGCTTCAGGCCCCAGAAGGTCCCCAACCTTTCTGAGACTTGAAAGCAGGTCGGGAAAGTTAAAAAACTGAATCGCCTGCTCGAACAGAACCGACATAGACGTCTGTCTCCAAACCAGACGCCGTCTATCAGGCTGTCCGACGTACACCCCTCCTTTCTGACGTTTAGATCCCGTTTGGGTACCCGGCGCAGCCTTCTTTAACTCTAAAGGATCCCAAAGTGGGAATTCGAATTTACACCCCATCTTCTCTAGATCAGAGAAGAAATTGGGTATAAACCACGAATACGCCTCCAGATTTAAAGAAGGACCAGGCGCTACAATCGTCTTCACCGAAAATCTTGCGCGGAAGTCCAATACTCGGTACAGACCGAATAAAGTCAACCAGAAACGCAAGAATCTCGGATCAGACGAGAGTATCGCCTTCCGATGGATCTTTGGTATGATCCTCGGTACGCCGCTCCCCGTTCGGGCAACGCGGCATCCATAGGGCGATAGATCTTTTACTCGTTCGCCGGCAGCAATCTTCATAAGGAGAATGCTAC